ATTTCTGCAACAGTTTTTCTCCCTAGTGGCAATGGTATTATCAATTGCCGTCAACCTGAAACTCTGGAACACTGCCAAATGAGATTCTAGTGTTTGGAATGTATAAATAGAAGTATGGCTAAACCAAATTCCAGACAAACCTTAATCGACTATGCTCTAAGAGCTATCGGCGCTCCTGTGATTGAGATCAACGTTGATGAAGATCAAGTTGAAGACCGCGTAGATGAGGCGATGCAATTTTATCAAGAGTATCATTCTGATTCGATCGTTCGCAACTATCGTAAGCATTTGGTCACTGCTGAAGATGTAACTAATGGATATGTCACAATTCCTGATTCGATGATATTTGTAAACAATATCTTTCCTATTGGTGCATCAACTTCACAGAGCGGAATGTTTTCAGTTGATTATCAGATGCACTTTAATGACATGTACAATCTAAGAAACCCAGGTGGTTTGATTGATTACGAAATGACTAAGCAGTATATGGCAATGATTGACTTAAAGGTCAATGGTATGTCACAGAGATCATCTTTCTCTCGTCATCAGAATCGATTGTATGTTGAAGGAGATGATTTGGAAGAAGGTATTTACATCATTGTCGAAGGTCATGAAGTCCTCGATCCTGAAACATATACTGATATCTATAATGATATGCTTCTTAAAAAGTATCTTGTTGCTTTGATTAAAAGACAGTGGGGAGCGAATCTTATTAAGTTTGAAGGTATGCAAATGCCAGGTGGTGTTACGCTGAACGGCCGTCAGATATATGATGATGCTATTACTGATATTGAGAAGATCGAAGAAACAATGCAGTTAACGTATGAAGCTCCAACAGACTTCTTTGTTGGATAATATATTATGCCAAGAAATGTATACTTTTCGCACGGTACGTCAAGCGAGCAGACACTCTATGAAGATATTATTATAGAGAGCCTTCGCATATACGGTCATGAAGCGTATTATATTCCACGAAGCATAGTCGATACTAATGAAATCTTTAATGAAGATGCTTTAAGTAAATTTGGTGAAGCTTATCAAATTGAAATGTATGTTGATAGCGTTGATGGCTTCGAAGGAGATGGCAATCTATTAAGTAAGTTCGGATTAGAAGTTAGAAGTCAAATTAGTTTTGTACTATCTAGACGTAGATGGGACCAGTTGATCGGTAGATTTGGCGAAGCAACATCATCTATTAGACCTAATGAAGGTGATTTAATTTATCTGCCTTTAGTAAAAGGGTTATTTGAAATTCGTTATGTAGATGGTGATACACCATTCTATCAATTGCAGAATATGCCAACATACAAACTCACATGTGAGTTGTTTGAATATGGTAATGAAGCTCTTGATACTGGAGTTGAGGAAGTTGATTCCTTTGAAACAAACTTTGCATCTCGCACAACTCTTACTCTTGGTGATGGAATAGGTACATACCAAGTAGGTGAAGATATAACTCAAACAATTATTGGTTCTCCTAATATTACTATTAACGGTGAGATTGCTGAAGTACGAGACGGAGAAGTTGATGTTGTAGGAATTGCGGCGAGTGATGATACTAATACATCGTTCGAAGTTACTGGAGTGAATGTGGGTAATTTAATTGGAGTCGACTCTGAAGCATCTTATGCTATCACGCTGAAAGATTCGTTTAATGCAATGGACAATAACGATCCTAATGCACAGAACATTGACTTCGAAATAACAGGAAACAACTTTATAGATTTCTCTGAGATGAATCCTTTCGGAGAAATTGACGTAACTTAATATGTTAGACGGAACACACTATTACAATCAAACTCTAAAGAAGACTGTCGCGGTCTTTGGAACTGTTTTTAATAATCTCAAAATTGTTAGAAAGGGCGTTGGTGAAACGCGAGTGCCTTTAGCATATGGTCCAAAGAGTAAGTTTCTTGCAAGGATTGAACAAGATAGTAGTTTAGAAGACCAGAAATTGGCGATCAAATTGCCAAGAATGAGTTTCGAAATTACTTCTATTGATAGGAACACTAGCAATGCATTGAACAAATCAAACGTGAAATTGTTTGATATTGCTGGAACTGAACTTAGTAAGAATGTTTTAAAGCAATCTGTACCATATGATATTGGTATGCAACTCAATATCATTGCTAAAAACCAAGATGATGCTCTCCAAATCTTCGAGCAGATTGTTCCAACATTCGTTCCTGAATATACTGTTGCGATAAAAGATATGGAAGGTCCAGGCAATTCTGTCGATGTTCCTATTATTTTAAACAACACAAGCTTTGAAGATTCGTACGAAGGTGATTTTACTACGAGAAGAACACTCATCTATACTCTTGATTTTGTTGTTAAAGTTAGGTTCACAGGACGTGTTTCACCGAATGCAGTTATTCGCATAGTTGATATAGATCTTTATAATAACTCTACATCCGCATCTGCATCTGAACCGATTGATAGAGTTAAAACTGTGCTGAGCTCAGATGATGATACACCAGATAATTTTACTGCTATTACTACCTTCGGGTTTGACGATAGTCCATAGTAACAATATGCTATATTATGATTAAGTCAAAAGAAGATATACTGAGTGCTCTACAAACACACATACCTCAGGAATTGCAGAAGATCAAAACTGAAGTAGCGCAATCAGAGATTGTTGTTGATACTGAAGAAGATTATGCTTACTCACGAGAGAAGATCAAATCATTAATTGAGAGATCTGAAGAAGCTATTGATAATATGATGGCACTTGCAAGTGAGACAGAACATCCTCGAGCATTCGAAGTTCTTGCTGGTATGTTTAAGACTACTACTGATATGATGGATCAACTTATTACTCTACAAAAGAAGAGAAAAGAATTGACACAATCTGAAGAGCAAAAACAAAATGCTTCAGGAAGCACCACAAATAACGCTATCTTCGTTGGTTCTACTACTGAATTGCAAAAATTCCTAAAGAACAATGACGATAGTTAATGGAGAAGCGGGATATTTAGGAAATCCACTCGTGAAGAGGGATGGAGTTCAGCAAAACTTCACACAAGAAGAAGTTGCTGAATACGTAAAGTGCATGAAAGACCCGATATATTTCGCTGAGAAGTATATTAAAGTGATTTCGCTCGACAGCGGATTAGTCTCGTTTAAGCCGTACGAATATCAGGAAAGAATGTTTAAACACTTCAATGAGAATCGATTCTCTATTGTGTTAGCATGTCGGCAGTCTGGTAAAAGTATTAGTACAGTTATTTACATTCTATGGTATGCAGTCTTTCATCCTGAAAAGACAATTGCGATCCTTGCGAATAAGGGTGCAACAGCGAGAGAGATGCTATCGCGTGTCACGCTAGCGCTTGAGAATCTCCCATTCTTTTTACAACCTGGGTGTAAGGCACTCAATAAAGGGAATATCACATTTGGAAATAATACTAAGATTGTTGCAGCAGCGACTTCTGGTTCTTCTATTCGTGGTTTATCAGTGAATCTTCTTTTCCTTGACGAGTTTGCTTTCGTTGAGAATGCTGCACAGTTTTACACATCAACATATCCAGTTGTATCAGCAGGTAAAGAGACAAAGGTGATTATTACTTCGACCGCGAATGGTGTCGGTAATGTTTTTCATCGTATATACGAAGGAGCTGTACAGAATACAAATGAGTTTAAAGCATTTCGTGTAGATTGGTGGGATGTTCCTGGTCGAGATGAAGAATGGAAAAGACAAACGATATCAAATACTTCAGAACGCCAATTTGAACAAGAGTTTGGTAACTCCTTTCACGGTACATCAAACACTTTAGTATCTTCTAATACACTTCTCAGTTTGAAGGCTGCTAAACCAGTTGAATTTCGAAATGATGTGTCATATTATGAGAAGCCTAAAGAAGGTGTTCGATATATAATGACAGTTGACGTTTCGAAAGGAAGAGGACAAGACTACTCGACATTTAATGTTATACGGATCGATGATCTTGGCTTCTCACAGGTATGCACATATAGAAATAATCTAGTGTCTCCTATGTTATTTCCTGATATAATTGTTAAAGTAGCTACTCTCTATAATAATGCGATGGTCGTAATTGAGAATAACGATGCTGGTCAAGTTGTATGCAATCATGTGTATTATGATTATGAATACGAGAACATGTTTGTTTCGTCATCAGTGAAGTCAAATGGTATTGGCGTAATGATGACAAAGAGAGTAAAGAGAATCGGGTGTTCGAACCTAAAAGATATTGTTGAATTAAATAAACTTCATATTGTAGATGCCGATACTATTAGTGAGCTATCAACATTCGAAGTAAAGGGAGGAAGTTATTCTGCATCGATCGGGAATCACGATGACTTAGTTATGAATTTGGTTATGTTCGCATGGTTTGTGTCTTCTGATGCATTCGGTGATATGAGCGATACTGATTTAAAGTCGATGTTATATCAAGATCGAGTAAGAGAAATGGAAGATGATGTAGTGCCTTTCGGTATAATCAATGATAGACCTACTGATAGTACTACAGTTGTATACGAAGATATGATAAATGATATGGCTAAATGGAATAGTCTATAATATGTCTAAAAGATAAAACATATAAATACAAACCTAATCGAAATGAATTACATTTATCTTATTATGATTCTTATTATACAACTATAAACAACTGAAAGGAACAATATGGGTTTTCAAGTATCGCCTGGAGTCGAGGTTAAAGAAATCGACTTAACAAATGTCATACCGGCAGTATCCACATCTATTGGTGGATATGCTGGTCCTTTTCGCTGGGGTCCAGTCGAAGAGATACAACTAGTGAGTTCTGAAAAAGAGCTCGCTTCAGTACTTGGTAAGCCAAGTGTTTTTCTCGCAGAATCATTCTTCACAGCATCTTCATTTCTTAAATACGGAAATGCACTAAAGGCTGTTCGTACAACAAGTGATCAACTTAAAAATGCTGTAAGTGGTGAAGTTAGTGTTAATACTGGCGGAATTTCTGCAGTTAACCTTAATGATTCTCTCGCATCTGGTCTTGTATCTGGTGTTGCTCTTACAGTAGCTGATGGTGGAGATGGTGTAGGCGCAACACTCACCGCAGGATACACAATTGACAGTGTATCAATCAATACACAAGGTTCTGACTTTGAATCAGGTGCAATTAATCAAGGCGATGTTATTACTGCAGATATTGGCGGTGAAGTTGTCGATATCACAGTTGATTCAGTTGATTTAGGTTTAGTTCCTACATATGAAGTAGCTTCTCTAACTCCAGCAACTGCACTTAGCGATGGACAATATACTGCTACTATTGATGGTCAAACTCTAGAGTTTAGTTCAGCAGCAGGAGTTATTACAATTGATACAAATGTTTCTGCTGTTTCTGAAGCTAATCAAGAAGGAACATTTGATGTCACTGATGGCACCACTGTTGCTGTTACAGTTACTTATTCAATAGATAACGGTGCGAATGCAGGAGATAATGTAATTACACTCTCTGTTACTTCTGTTGATTCCTTTGCTAACGTACCAGCAAGTGTTTCTGGTATTACTACTACGGGCGGAGACGTAAATGATCTTACTCTTGATTTTACTTTCGCGGCAACATCAGTAGTAGTTGATACTTCTGGTGCTGATTACGATTTACCTAATACTGAAATTTCAGTTAATGGCGTTGCTGCTCCTGCAGTATATACATTCACCGAAGTTGTTTCAACTCTTGCTGAAGGTCTTTTAATTAAGAACGAAACTCACTTTGAGAGTGGAATCACTCTACGAGGTGCGCTTTATGCTCGATATGCTGGTGTTTTAGGTAACTCTATTCAAGTTGATATCTTTGACGCAACTACATTCGCTGCAGGCCAAGTACTTGTTGCTGGTGAATTGACCAATCCTTTGACACAGTACTTTGATACTGCACCTTCGGCAGGTGAATATCACATCATCGTAACAGATGTAGACGGTGAACTCACTGGAACAGCTGGTTCAGTTCTCGAAACGTGGGCATTTCTTGGTACTACTGACGGTGATAAGAAGGAAGATGGTTCGAACAACTATTATGTTGACGTAATTAATCAGAATTCTAATTACTTCTATATTGGTTCTGGTGTTGCAGCTGGAACACACAGCTTCACTCTAGGTGCTGATCAAACAACAATCGTTGCTGGAGATATTAAAAGCGGTATCGACCTTTTTGCTGACACAGAAACAGTTGATGTCAATCTTATCTTCGCATCAAATGATGTTAACGGTTCTAAGGAAATCGCAGAACACCTCATTCTACGAGCAAATAATCGTAAAGATGTTGTAGCTTTCTGCTCACCTCCTATCGAGGATAGCACTGGTAATTCACCTCTTGCTGATGTGAAGACTTGGTGCGATACCATTACTTCAACATCATACGCTGTATTAGATTCAACTGCTATTTACACATACAATAAGTATGCTGATAAGTATATTTGGATCCCAGCTTGTGGACATGTTGCTGGTCTTTGCGCTAACACAGATGATGTTGCAGAACCTTGGTTCTCACCTGCTGGATATAATCGCGGACAACTTCTAGGTATTACAAAACTAGCTTATAATCCAAAACAAGCCGAAAGAGATGAACTCTATAAGGCTCGTATTAATCCAATCGTTTCTTTCCCTGGACAAGGTACAATCCTTTTCGGTGATAAGACAGCGCAAGCTAAACCATCTGCCTTTGATAGAATCAATGTTCGTAGATTGTTTATCGTTCTCGAGAAAGCGATCGCAACTGCTGCTAAGTATCAGTTGTTCGAACTCAATGATCAATTCACACGTGCAATGTTTAGAAACATGACAGAGCCTTTCCTTCGGGACATTAAAGGTCGTCGTGGTGTTACTGACTTCTTGGTTGTTTGTGATGAAACAAATAACACTGGAGAAGTGATTGACACTAATCGATTCGTAGCTGATATCTATATCAAGCCTGCAAGATCGATTAACTTCATTACACTGAACTTCATCGCCACTCGTACTGGTGTTGAATTCTCAGAGATCGTTGGAAAATAATTAAATAAAGAAAGGAAAACTATTATGGCTAACGTAGATGATTTTAAAGCAAAACTAATCGGAGGAGGGGCAAGGCCCAATCTCTTTAGAGTAACAGTTAACTTTCCTGCATATGCAGGAGGTAACACTGAACTCGCATCCTTCCTAGTGAAAGGTGCACAATTACCAGGTAGCACAATTGCACAGATTGATGTTCCCTATCGTGGTCGCCAACTTAAGATTGCGGGCGATCGTACATTCGAAAACTGGACAATCACTGTTCTTAACGACGCTGTAATGGATGTAAGAAATGCATTCGAGCGTTGGATGAACGGCATGAATGAACATACAGAAAACGTCGGTATCTCTACACCAACTGATTATCAGGCGGATATGATTATCGATCAACTCGACAAAGCAGATAATGTCACAAAGAGTTATACAATCCGAGGTGCATTCCCAGTGAATGTCGCAGCGATTGATCTTAGCTTTGACAGCAATGATGCTATCGAAGAGTTCACAGTTGAATTGGCTTATCAATACTGGGAATCTGGTACAACAAGCTAAAAACTTAATAAGCACTATACTTCCTGCTTAGGTCCAATCCCTAAGCAGGATTTATTGTATAAATAACATTATGGAATTATTTGGTTATCAAATTACGAAAAAACTTTCGTCGAAGAGAGACGAAGAAAAAGACATCAAATCTTTTGCACCAAAGCCTGAAGAAGACGGAGTTTCTTCTACAGTTGCAGCTGGTGGGTATTACGGACAATACGTTGATTTAGATGGTTCAGCTTCATCCAATGATCAGGATTTGATCATTAAGTATAGAGAAGCAGCTCGCCAGCCAGAGTGTGACTCTGCTGTGAGCGATATTGTTGATGCAGCGATTGCTTCAAGAACAACAGGAAGTCCGGCCGAGATTACACTAAACGATCTCGACCAACCAGATAGTATTAAAAAGAAGATTGTCGAGGAATTCGACAACATACTATCGCTTTATAAATTTAATAAGAATGCTGAACAGATGTTTCGGCAATGGTATATCGATGGAAGAATA